GTGGATTGTCCCTACGATACCAGGTTCGAATCCTGGCTTCTCAATAATTTGTTGCCCCCGGGGCCAAAAGAGGACCGGCTTACCGGAATTATAAAGGCTTTGAGCCTCGGGGAGAATAAATTAAATATGGCAAAAAGACAAATAACATTTAGAGAAGATTGGAGAAAAGACCATCCAGAAGAGGGCGGTTTAACGGAGATTCATTTCTCTCCAATCAGGAAGCATAAACCTATAAATTCGGGGGATACGGTAACGTTTATTTATAAAACTAAAGAAAATTATGGCAAAAGAAAGAGCAAAAATAGTGCTTGATAACTTCTTGGGCAATCGTGGAAAGGGAAAGAAGCCTAAGAGCTTAGGCAAAGCAATGATAAAAGCTGGCTATTCAGAAGCCTACGCCAAGAATCCAGACCAGTTTAGAAAGAGCAAAGCTTGGAAGCAGCTGATGGAAGAATATCTTCCCGAAGAATCTTTGTTGGCCAAACACAAAGAGCTTCTCAACTCGTCCGAGGTGCAAGACTTTGTCTTCCACACAGAGAAAGGGAAGAAAGCTATCACCGATAAGGAGATCAAAACAATCGTCGAATCTATCCCTGGCTGTCGACTGATCTACATAAAGGTCGAACGTTATCTTGGCGGCAAAGTGGCCTACTACCAAGCGCCGGACAGCAAAGCTCGCGATGCCGCGCTCGATAAGGCTTATAAGCTCCGAGGCAAGTACGCTCCCGAGAAATGGCAGGACGTTACTCCGTATTCCAAATTAAGCAACAAAGAGCTGGCCGAGAAGATCGAGCTGGCTAAGCAGAAGCTTAAAAAATGATATTCGAATTTTTAATGGTCGCTCCTATCACTACCTTTTGTGCTTTTATAGGCGCGGTGGCAGGGATAATATGGGCTATCAAACTAAAATGAGGAAAAACCGTCAAACTGAGAATACGATGATCAAGAGGAGGTTGGTCGTTATAGACTCCCACATCTGCCCAGAGTGCGGGATCGGTCTCGAGAAGATGATAATAAGTGGCCGCAAGGTGGACTATTGTCCACGATGCAGGCTGATTAAAAAGTTTTTAGACAGCAAATGAATAGTTCATTAAATTGTATTGAAGGTTATAAGCTCATAGAAGAGCAAGAAGAAAGTCTTATGCCCGGAGAGCTTATACAGGTTAGGTGCCGGAAAGAAAAGATAGTGATACGTTTCAATTTGAAAAGAGTGTCCGGGGGAATCCCTGTTATCAATACCCAGATGTTCAAAGGGTCCGAAGATGGTCGGAATTTTGACTATTGCCATA